TCGTCAGAAACGCGCCAGCAAAATGAAATCCAAAAATGGCCTTGAACACGTCGCGTGTTAGGGTGTATACAAGGGAAGAGCTCTACAACCTTCTCATCCGATACGAGGGTGCAGTTTCGGCCTGTGAGCGTGATGGTGATGAGAGCGACGAAGCCTACACAGAACTTAAAACTGCGCGGGATGCCTTGCTGAACGTGTTGGTGCAAGCTAAGGTTTCCCTAGGAGTGAAGCTTGACACAGATCACCAGCGATGATGTTCTCAAACTTCTTGACAGCTATGACCGCGCGATTGCCGAGATGGGCAGCGGCTTCGAAGAAGAACTTTGTGGCCGCATCCTGCGGCCACTTGATAGTTGGGTCGGAGAAATCTGTTCCACTTGGCACTGTTGGGAAGGCAATGGGCGTGTTCAGGAAGATCGAGCAACCTTTGGTGATAGTTGGGCAGGCAACGTATGAGGCTTTCTTGGAGCAAATACACTTGATGGACAAGTGGATTGGCGTACCACCTGAGCTTCACTACACTAACGTTTGACACTATTACTACTACGTCACAACCGATTGAAATGAGAACAGTCACTATCAAATTCAAAGACGGCACGATGCGTGAGTTCATCGAGCGCGGGCGGCCCGGCGGTAGCTGGTCAATGACTGTTCGCTACGAAGGGCTGTTTGTCATTGTAAAAAACGAGTGGGGTTTAGAGAATGCTTTTCCAGCCAGCGATGTAGTTGAGGTCATTAACACTCCCGGCCCATCCCGGTATTGAAGGAGGCTCCATTGAAAAAGTGCTTTGCTGTCTTGCTTCTGTTGGTGACCTCGGCCTTCGCACACACAGTTGATTTGAGTTGGGAGCCTGTTTCTAACGTGGTTGGCTATAATGTGTATCGTGGCCCTTACGGTGGCCCCTACGTTGAGATAAATACTTCGCTCGTTACCACGAACCATTACACCGACAAAAAAGTTACCAAAGGCAAGACCTACTTCTACGTAGTCACCTCGGTGGACAATGCCGGTCAGGAAAGCAAATACACACCCCAAATTCAAGCTACTATTCCCAAGAAGAAAGGTGGCAAGTGAATGCTGATAGCCACAGGAGAGCAAATGTACGATGCCAAGGGCAACTGCATTGGCAATCGGGTCGTTTCCGTTGAAGCCTACACAGCCGATGAGGCGCAAGAGCGCAGCCGGTCGCTTGGCTGTTCGGAATGTGGTGGCATTGATGAGCACATCTTATACTTTGTCAAGACCGGGCAGCATCCTGCTGGCGAAGTGGAGGGCTATACGAAAAAATGCAGTAAAGCCTCTTGACTTGCTGGGCCACTGTCTGGTATTCTACTTGAGATAAGCGAAGAGCTTTTCCAATGGAGATTTATGAACATCAATCCCGAACAGATTAACGCCGCGAACAAAGCTCTTGTCCGCGCGTCAAACAAGCTGAAGCGCATCAACGAATCAGCCACAGTGGCAGCCGTCAAAGCTGCTGAGAAAGCCAAGACGAAGCACGCGACCAAGGTTGCAGCAGCCACACAGGATGTTGAAGCCGCCACCTCGCGTCTGCGAACTTTGATTGCCGCCTAAGAGTTCCACCCCGACGTCATAGGGCCGCCCGGCTCAGGGCGGCTTTTACTTACCCGTCACAGCCTTCCGTTTAAGTGTAGGCATCGTTACGTCTGAGGAGGGCATAACCATGAACGCTGAAGTTGTTTCCGGATTGCTCGCTCTGGCTCTGCTTGGCGCGTACTTCGAGCGCAAGGGCCTTCGGACAGACTTGTTGGTTGCCAAGGCAAAGGTGGTCTCCATCGCCTCAACTGTAACCGTTGCTGTGCGGAATGCCGAGACCAAGTTCCGTGCGATAGCTTATGCGGACGTTGCCAGAGTGATGAATGGCGCGAAAGCGGACGCGGTCAAGCTCGAAACAGCCATTAAATCGGACATGTCCAAACTGGACGGTGGCATCAGCGCTTTTATCGCGCATGTTGAAGCCGACGTAAGGCGGGTCATCTAACATGGCTGGTCGTCGACCGATACCTACGGCGTTGAATTTGCTTCACAATAATCCCGGCAATCGGGCTCTCAACCACGAAGAGCCGCAACCGAGAAAAGGGTTGCCAGAGATGCCGAAGGAGCTGCGAGAAACTGCGCGGCGAGAGTGGCGGCTCATTACCGCCGACCTTGAGGAGTTGGGAGTTCTCACTGTCGTAGATGGCAAAGCGCTGGCGATGTATTGCGATGCGTATGCTGATTGGGAAGAAACGCAACGCATGTGCGTCGAGCAGGGCATTGTCATTGACGAGGGCGTCTATAGCAAGCTCGGCGACCTCGTGGGCTCCAAGCTCAAAGTAAATCCGGCCTTCACAGCAAAATACATTGCGATGAAGACCATGAAGTCTTTTCTCATCGAATACGGGCTTACCCCCGCGAGCCGTTCGCGCTTGAAGATGGGCAAACAAGAAGCTGCTGACCCGGAGGGCGTGCTCACGCGCGCCGAAACTCCGGTTCTGTCAGATGACGAAGTTGATTTGAACTCGATTGACGAAACACGAATCATGTAAAGGGGAATGGCTTATGGAATGGCTTACGACCAAGGACATTATAGTGTTCACATCACCGACCGCGTTGAGCGAGGCTGATAGCAAGAATCTTCAGGTGAAGATTGCCGACGCCGTCGCGGCGGGCTTACCCGTCATGTTGCATGGTGGAGAGAAGCTCGATGTTCTACGCTATGTTGCGACACACTAAGTTTTCGCATCGAAAAATTCTGTGCGTTCACCTACCCCAGTGGTGGATGGTGCGCGCGGGATGAGTAGTGCGAGAGGGGGAGTGGCGCTTTACACAACCGCTGGTTGGTTTGGATTGTGTCCAGCCCGGCCAGCGAGAGGTGTCACCCCCATTTTTGTTTTCCAAAGGAGAATTGAATGTTGCACCTTGTTCTGTTCACAGGCGCGGGTTGGTTGGTTGGTTGTTTCACACCGGCAATCTGCAAGAAAGTCAAGTCGTGGTTTAGCTCCGAGGCTGAGACAGTCGCTTCGGATGTTTGGAAGAAACTCTAGGTCTCGGGTGGGTCTTGGTTCAACCTGAGCGCCACGTGAAGAGCTCAGCGAGATAGGGATACAAAAAAGCGGTTGAGACTCCGTAGGGATAACTCATCTCGCCCATCATGCGTTTTTCAAAAAAGGAGCAAGCCATGATTGTGACCACGAATCCAGCACAGACGTATAAACTGCCGACCGTCGTAGTGAAGACAGCCGCGCCGAGCCCCGAATGCTTGAAGGCTCTTCGCAATGCAGAGATTGCGAGTGGTGCACCATTGACCGCAGAGACACGCGCTAAAATCATTGCCAAGTTCGCAGCGAAGTAATAGGGCTGGCGTAGCTCCAATGGTAGAGCACACCCTTTGTAAGGTCGAGGTTGGGAGTTCGAATCTCTCCGCCAGCTCCAAAATTTGAAGAAAAAGAAAAGCACACGAGACGAGTGCTGATAGTCGTCGGACAGCTAAAGAACGCGGAATACAAGCTATGTCTGACGTGATTATACTGCCTCCTTCTGCTCCTCGCATTGACGCCTATAAAGTGGCATTAAATTATGCCAAAGATGTCATCTATGGCCACATAGTCACTGGTAAGCTCCTTCAATTAGCCGCAAAGAGGTTCATTGCAGACCTAAAGTCTGGGCCTGAACGCGGCATCACTTTTGACAAAAAAGCGGCTCAACACGTGGTCGATTTCTTCGCTTGCTTGCGCCATACGAGCGGCGAATGGGGTCCACGGCGCGGCCAGCCCGGACAGCCTTTCATCCTGTCGCCTTGGCAGGTGTTCATCCTCGCCAATCTTTTTGGCTTCAAAAAGGCCGATGGAACCCGGCGCTTTCACAAAGCGCACATCGAGGTCGCCCGAAAGAATGGCAAGACCACTTTTGCGGCTGGTATTTGCCTTTACATGCTCTCAGCCGATGATGAGCCCGGCTCTGAGGTTTATGTCATCGCCACCAAGAAGGAACAGGCTCACGAGGTGTTTGACGCTGCTGTGCACATGCGGAATAAGTCTCCGCTTCTGTCCTCGCGCATTCAATCCTTTCGCAACAGCTTAAGTGTTCTGTCGACCGCGTCCAAGTTTCAACCACAGTCGGCGGATTATGGAACCGCTGACGGCAAGAACGTTCATTGCATGGTGGCCGATGAGCTTCACCAGCATCCTACCCGCCTTCTCTACGACGCTTACGCGCAAGCCACTGGCTCCCGGCAGAATTACCTCCTCATTGCCATTACCACAGCAGGTTATGACACGATGGGTGTGTGCTTCTCACAACGTAAAATCGGCGAAAACATTCTTGTCGGCAATGTAGATGTGTCGGCTGGCGACTCCTTTTTTGCCTACATTGCGTGCATTGATGAGCCTGACCGCGAGGGCAAAGGTGGTGACGATTGGAAGGACGAGTCGTGTTGGCCAAAGGCTAATCCAAATCTCGGCGTAAGCGTCAAGATGGACAACATGCGCGAGGAGGCCGCGATTGCTGGTATTGATGCTACCGCCCTCAATAGCTTCTTGTGCAAGCGCCTCAATGTGTGGGTCAACCAAGAGGTGCGCTGGATGGATTTGCACCGGTGGGCTATGTGCAACTCTGCCGGGCCTATAGCGAACCCCAAGGTGTTGCGGGATGCCGCTGTAGAGCGCCTTAAGGGCCGCCTTGCTATAGCCGGTCTTGACCTGTCATCCAAGTTTGACTTGTCCGCCTTCGTGCTTGTGTTCCCGCCTGTGAGTGGCACCACCGAACGAATACCGCGTCCGCAGACTGATGATGACATTCATTTTCGTCGACCAATGCAGTATGACGACAAGATAATCACTCCCGGTGACAACAAGTGGTCAGTGCTTGTCTGGTTCTGGGTTCCGAAGGATGGTATTGCAGAACGCGTTAAGAAAGATAGGGTGCACTACGACGTGTGGGAGCGTGATGGATACATTGACACGTGCCCCGGCAGCGTCATCGACCACGAGTTTATCTATAAGAAGATACTGGAACTGAGAAAGGTCTTCAATTTTAGCGACATTGCATTCGACTCGTGGAACGCACAGTGGATTGCAAAGAAGCTGATTGACGCCGGGTTCAAGGCGGAGCGCGCCGCGATGGGTTACGGCACCTTGAGCGAGCCAATGAAGGAACTCATGGGCATGGTGCTTCAGAAAAAGCTGGAGCACTTCGGTGACCCAGTGCTTTCTTGGAACGTCGGCAACGTCGCCGCTACAACAGATGCCAACGGGAACATTCGGCCTGACAAAGAAAAGTCTAAAGAGAAGATAGACGGCATCGTTGCTCTCATCATGGCGCTGAGCCGCGTCTGTCAAGACCCTTCCATTACCAGTGCCGGTTGGGATTATTCGAAAGGCATCGTGTTCTTGTGACCTGTGTTTACATAATGATTGACGCGAATGGCATACGTCAGCCATGCATGGTGCTTATTCACGAGGACAATCTCTACTGCATTATGCATCAGAATAAAATAGATGACATAGACCAGTTCTATGCCGAGCTCATTGACAGAATGGGTGATGGTTACTAAGTGTCACAGGCATGAGGAACTATGTGTTGCCTCCCACTTATTTGAACTGTCCTTGGTGCCCTGCTCAGGCTTACTGTTACTCCTCCACGATCACACACCATGAGTACAGGTGTCCCGCACGTCACGTATTTCTAATCAAAATCGAGAAAGAAGGCCAAGCCTGTGAACGATACGATGTCGGTATTTGCGTCAACAGTGATGATGCAGAAGTATGCTCAGGAAGGAGAGACGTGGACTGACATTGCCAATCGCGTTACTAAGTCAGTATTCAAAGCTGTCAACGCCCCTAAGTCTCTCATTGAACAGACTACGCAATACATCATTGATAGAAAGTTCCTGCCCGGTGGTCGATACCTCTATGCCGCCGGACGTGCATTTCACCAAGTGAACAATTGCCTGCTGATGAAGGCAGAGGACAGCCGCGAGGGCTGGTCTGAGTTAATGCAACGCTGCACAATGGGCTTAATGACTGGTGCTGGCATCGGTGTAGATTATAGCGCCGTTCGCGGCGAGGGCAAGCCCATCCGAAAGACTGGTGGCTTTGCAACCGGGCCGCTTGCATTGATGCAAATGGTGAACGAGGCCGGACGAGGTGTCATGCAAGGTGGTAGCCGTCGCTCTGCTCTGTGGGCCGGGCTGTCATGGAAGCACGCGGACATCGTGAAGTTCACCCTGATGAAGAACTGGATTCCCGAAGTCCGGGCCATGAAAGCGAAGGACTTTAACTTCCCGGCGACAATGGACGGAACGAACGTGTCCGTGCAGTTGGATGACACCTTCTTCGACGCTCTCAACTGTTCATGTTCCGGATTCCAAGCGAGTGAGGAGACTACGCGGTGTGCTTTATGTGACTTCCCCGTGGCCGCGCACTGGCAGCACAGTCAGGCTGAGCAAGTGTATTGGGCAACACTGGAACGAATGCTCAAGACAGGTGAACCTGGCTTCTCGATTGATTGTGGGAAGAACAGGAATGAAACGCTGCGGAATGCCTGCACTGAGCTCACGAGCCATGACGACTCCGATGTGTGCAACTTGGGTTCTGTAAATCTCGCGCGCGTGACCTCATTAGCGGAAATGGACGCAATCGTTGAGTGTGCCACAGCGTTCTTGCTCGCGGGCACAGCCTATAGCGATGTGCCCTACGCCAAAGTGGACATGGTGCGAACCAAGAACCGCCGCTTGGGCCTTGGTCTGATGGGGCTGCATGAGTGGCTCTTGGTGAATGGCAAACGCTACGGCCCCGACGTAGACCTCGACAAATACCTGACGGTTTACACCAAGAGCAAAGAGCACTCAATGACCTACGCCGACAAATGGGATTTGTCCTACCCGGTCAAGACCCGTGCGGTTGCCCCGGTTGGCACCATTGGCATTCTGGGTGAGACTTCGACAGGCATCGAGCCAATCTTCTGTGCTGCATACAAGCGCAGGTATCTTAAGGGCAATGTGTGGCACTACCAATACGTTCTTGACCCAACTGCCAAGCGCCTCATTGAGGAGCAGGGTGTTAATCCGGATGCCATCGAGGACGCCTATGTGCTTGCGGATGACATCGAACGCAGGCTTGAGTTCCAAGCGCATGTTCAGGGCTATGTTGACCATGCTATTTCCAGTACGTTGAACCTGCCGCAGTGGGGCAGCGAGTTGAACAACAAAGGTACTGTCCAGAAGTTCGGCAAAGCATTACTCAAATACTTACCGAGCCTCCGTGGTGTCACTGCTTACCCTGATGGTGCGCGCGATGGCCAGCCATTGACACCGGTCAAATGGGCCACGGCTATAAAGCATGTCGGCGAAATTTTTGTGGAGACTACTGACGTTTGCGAACTTCGCGGCGCTGGTGGCTCTTGTGGTGCATAAGGAGACGTATGTTATTTGTTGCTCGCTTTCGTGAAGACGCTCGGATGCCGATTTGCTCCCACCCCGGTGAAGACTTGGGCTATGACATTTTTGCATTAGATGACGTAGAAGTTGACCCATTCAGCGTAACCAAGGTGCGGACTGGGATTGCCGCTCAGTATTCTCCGTGGGGTGAACGTCCAGAATGGATAGGCAAAGACCGCTACGGTTTGCTTGTGAAAGACCGAGGTTCAATGGCTGCCGCTGGGCTCTTTACTGTCGGTGGCGTGATTGATGCCTCATACACCGGCGAGATTATTGTGATGTTCCGGAATGTCGGTCAAGCGGTCATTGACATTCATGCTCACGAGAAGATTGCTCAGCTTGTTCCCATCAAAGTGCTAACGAGCGCTGTTGTTAGAGAACTTGCAATAGGTGAGTGTTTTCCTTTTCTAACAAGAGGAGAACGAGGTTTTGGGAGTTCAGACCATGCTGAGCCCATCACAGTCATGCGAACCATTGTAGCATGAACGGACGTTGAGGAGCGCAATCCCAGACGTTTGTCTGGGTTAGCGACGGCCTTGGTTCTCTACATACTTTTTGAGAATCTCCAAGGTCACGCCACCTGTGGACGCTACAAAGTAACCAGCATTCCACAATGTGCGCTCATGCTTTCCCCAGCATTGTGCGCCATAACGTTTGAGGAAGAATTTGCTGGAGACGGCTTTGAGGCGAGCAACAACGGAAGACATAGAGGCAGTTGGTGGACATTCGATTAGGAAGTGGATGTGGTCTGCCTCGCCATTCACTTCGATGAGTTTGTACTTATAGTGAGTAGCGATGCGTGGAAACAAAGCAAGTAAATAATTGAGACGGGAAGGAGAAAACACTTGGCGACGAAACTTAGTCACAAAAACAATGTGATAAATAAGCCTGTGGACACAGTGGCTACTTGTGCCAAAGTCCGCGTTCCCGATTCTTTTGCTCCCGTACTCGACATCCTTCTGGGTCGGATTCGGAAGAACTGCTTGCCGCGTATGCTCCATCTTAGAGAAGCCTCCAGTTCTAAGTATTACACAGAAATTCCCTGTGTAGTATCAAAATCGTTGATTGCAAAGTACCAGCGTAATCAGAAGTGTGTTACTGTCACCAACCCCGTCATACCTATCTGCGGAGACAAAGGTAAGCAGATAAAGTTGGAGAAGAATGGTCTGAGGATTCCTGCATTGTTCAAGAAGGAAATCCTGCCCATCACATTCCCTAAACCAGTACACGGGTTTGTGCGCAGCATCGAGTTCTTCAAGCGCAAGGGCATCTGGTTAGCATCAGTCTGCTACAACACACCTGCTCACGCCCTTGTGGACGTAGAGGGTGTGGTTGGTGTGGACAGAAACTCTGTGGGCAACGTTGCTGTATTGGCAGACCCACAGAACGGTAAAGTTCAGCACCTTGGATTCAATCCTGCCGCCACGAAGTACAACTGGCGCAGGCGTAGAGCCAATCTCAAGAGCAAGGGCTTTCGTCGTACCCTCAGCCGCTTGAGCCGTAAACAATCACGACGAACAACGCACGAAAATCACATCGTGTCTAAGCAAATAGTTTCCTATGCTGTAAAGCATCACCGCGCAATTGCAGTAGAGAACCTTGAGACGGTTCGCAAGCCGAACAGTAAGATTCGGAAGTATGTCGAGAAGTCTCAGTGGGCGTTCTACCAATTGTTGAGTTTCATCAGATACAAGGCGGCTTTGCACGGCGTTATCATAGCGGAAGTCAATCCTGCATACACATCGCAGAATTGCTCACGCTGTGGGCAGCGAAACACTCCAAACGGCAAGAAATATGTTTGCGAGCATTGCGGACACACTGACCATAGAGATGCTAACGCGGCATTCAACATCGCCAAGCGCGGTGCTGAGTTCCTATCTATGGGCAGCACTGAGGACTCAGAGTGCCTCAGCGGGGCTGTATTGGTGACGCCCTCTCTGGAGGTACCTGCTTATGCGTAGCATTCTACCAAGCGTGGGCCAAAAGAATCGCAGACTTCAGTCTGCGAGCATCAAAATCTTAGGTGGTTGTTTCTACTGTGGCACACCGATTGGTCATGCCAAGAAGAAAGACCAGCTTGGACAGACCACAAAAGACCACCTCACGCCGAGGTGCCGCAATGGTAGCAACTTGCCTTGGAACATCGTCAAGGCGTGCAAGTCGTGCAATCAGTTGAAAGGTTGCTTGAACCTTGAAGAGTTCAGGTTGGTAATAGCTTACCGCAAGGGTTTCGTCAAGGCAGCGACCATGCGGTTTTATGGTGAATTACCGCAGCCTATCGCGCTTCTGAAAAATGGTGAAGGTGGCATTCACCTTCGCGATTAGTTTGTGGTTTTGGCAGACGGTGGCCTCGCTGTAAATCATCGAGGCACCGGCGCGGAGTAGATTGCCTCGGGCTGTAATCAACCCGTCGGCCACGTGTGCCGGTCGTAGTAGCTGAACGGAAATCTGGCATGGGACGGCGTGCTCATTGCCAATGATTTGCCAAGCCGCTTCCTCGCCAAGGGTTGTGATGATGGAGAAGTGAATGTAGCCGTCACCCACACCCATGCCTACCTGTGGCATGAGCTCGGCACCGTCAGGGCCGCGTTTTATTCCCAGTGTGTGGTCGAGGAATAGGTTTGGTGTGAGCATTGGCTCGACGTGGTGGAATGTGCGGTCGCTTCCCATAATCATCCTTTTTTGTTAGCTCGTGTAGCACTTCGTTGAGGGTTGGGTTTCGTTCGAATTCAATGGAGTGCAGAGTAGGCTGGCCGAACAGTTGCTTTTCGGGTTGCGGCGTGTCCAGTTTACCATGCCGCACCTCTAATTCCTTGAGCAGCTTCTCTTTTAGTTCGGCTTGCCGTTCTTCCAATGTCTTTTTGCGAACCCTCACTTCGTGCCACCTCGTGCTCCTGCACTTCTCCGGTGGGCGAAATGAAAGCGCCGATTGAGGAGCTCTATGGCCTGGTAGAGTGCAACTCGTCGTATACGCATGGGAAGCGTTCTGTCTGTCATCACCAGTTCCAGTATGTCAGCCTTTATTCCTGCGCGGCCCCTTATAGATGATTGGACGACCGTGCCTGTGGTGGTGTATTTGTGGCGACTATTGTCGAAGGCTACTAGCCTCTCAAATGCCAGTTGCCTGCCCTCCTTCGGGCGGAATATATCTTTTGGGTGGCACATGGCTAACGCAAAGCGCACGACGTCTCCATACTTTTCGGACACGATGCAAGCTATTCGGCACCCGCCGTGGTCGCGTAAGAAAAAAATCTTGTAGTTCTTCTGGTTGAGTGCCTCTTGAATTTGCTCCATCATTTCCTTCCTCCAATTTTGGCCACAGTTTATTCCCCGTCACACCCCTTTGTCAAGAGGGGAGAACCATGT